AGCAAGGCATGGCAACTATGAGCCGTTCTACTGGAATTATGAAGGGGAACAATTATTAGTGCGATTTGCCGAAAGCAAGGTATCAATCAAAGAAATACGTGGCTTTGGCGGTGAAGGAACTGTAGGGTATGAGGCCAGCATTTCATTAGAAAAACTAAAGGATAGTGAGGTAAAGGCATGATTATTTTACCCGTATCAATGCAGCAGATGAAGGATAGCAACCAAACATTCTTTATCGAGTTGTACAGCATGACAATGCCTTCCGGTGATGTAGTCAATATGGCGGCAACGGATGAAGATATTATGTATAACGGATATAAGTTCATTGCCGTTCCTTTCCAACGCCAATCAATAACAAAAAGCATGGATAACATTACAGATTCGTGCTCAATTTCGGTGTCTGACGTTGACTGGAATCTTCTTAGCTACGTTGTCAACGGCTGGGATTTCCGTGGCTCTCGGTGCTCAATTTTCCGAATACAGTACCCTGATAGCCTAACCAATCCACAAATTATTCAGTGGGTGTTTTCCGGGCGCATAGATGAACCCAGCTTTGCAGACGGAACATTTTCCTGCAAAATAACTCAAGTTTTTCCAGAGGTGCATTGCCCTAATCGTAGCTATCAACTTGCTTGCAATAGTGAGTTTGGGGATGCAGAGTGTGGGGCTAGTCTTGCTACAGAGAATGTTGCCATCGTTGATGTGAACGAAAATATTATTACACTTGGGAAATCATATGAAGAAAACTATTGGCGTAATGGTGTTGCTAAATGTGATGGTGAGGCTAGGGTAATTGAAAAATCCAATGGTAATACTATCACGCTGAACGTAAATTTCTTACAAGAACTCAATGGTAAATCTATAGAGCTGTCGCGAGGGTGTAATAAAAGCATAGAAGATTGCAAAAACAGATTCAATAACTTGGCACACTATGGAGGATTCCCTGCTATCCCGTTTGAATCCACATATCGGTGAGGAGGTGACAAATGTGGATATAAAAGAATATGAGGCGCGAAATGTAATTTCTGAGTGGAAACATACAGAGGACTTGGAAAATTTTGTTATGGATTTGCAGCTATTTGGCGGCGGTGGTGGCAAAGACGGGGGTAAAGTATTAGGCTCTCTTTTGCTCGGCGCGTTGACTGCTGGGTTTGCCCCTGCGCTTGGGTTGGCAGCATCAACGACATTCGCTACAGGATTCGCTAACTTCATGCTTGGTGCATCGTTGTTTTCTAGCATATGGACAGCTACGCATCAGCCAGAATTGGAAAATAGTTCACTTGACGTTAAACGCTTTGACCGCGCAGCAGAACAAATGAGCAGTGCCTCTGCAATACAGGTTGTATACGGTGAAAGACTTATTGCCGGCAATCAGACTTGGCATGAAACCGATGCAGATGCTCAAACACTACATAAGCATGTTTGTCTATGTGAAGGTGGTATTGAAGGGGTAGTTTCGGTTACAGCAAATGACATGCTGATTCCCACAAACAATTTGGAAAGTGGCGCTGTATTTACTATCCAAAACATGAAATATGCTGATGCCAGTATAGCAAAAAACGGGAAAACACTTAGAATATATGCTAATGGTAAAACACGAGAAATATATCTTTGCAATCGTGACGATTCAAATGGTTCGTATTGGTCTTATCAAGTAAGTGTAAGTTCGTTGGTTGCGTATATAAACAGCTTGGGAGAAGGGTGGCAAGCCTTTCCTTTAGCTGCAACGAGTGCATTTCCGGGGGATTTACACAATTTTCAGGGGGCGTGCTATAAGAATATAATAACGGTTACAGCTGACACCGTAGCTGGTGGCACGAAGTATGTATACCATGATTGCGAAACACCTGAGAACTACGAAACTGTAGGCGGCTATCCCAATTTAGCATGGCTTGATTTAACCTTTACTACGCAATCTGATTTTAGTGGCAATCCATCCATAACAGCGATAGTCAAAGGCAAGAAGGTATACGATGTTCGCACAGGAGAAACCGCGTATAGTACAAATCCTGCAATGTGCCTTAGAGATTTTATTCTTAGTAAGCGTTATGGATTAGGTAAGTGGTTCACAGCTGATATGCTCGATGATGATTCATGGGCAGAGTCGGCAAATTACTGTGATGAGATAATCACATTCCTTGATGGAAGTGGAACTAATGTACAAGCAAAACGGTACGAGCTCAATATAATTATTGACCAACAACGTACTGGTCTTGAATGGGTGCAAGAAATGCTGGCAAACTTTGCAGGTTATCTTGTTTATTCTGACGGTAAACTTAAATTACGTATTGAACAGCAAACGCCAGTCTCTTATCGCTTCACGGATGATAATTGTTTTGACCTTCAAATAGAGCCTATGAAACTCAGCGAAACACCAAACAAATACGAGGTTACTATCATCGACCCACTCAACAACTGGACAAGCGTTAAGGCGTTGTGCGAGGATTTTGCAGACCAGAAACTTCGTCAGCGAATAGTTACCAAGTCGGTAAACCTTGAAGGTGTTACAAGCCAGAATCAGGCGTTGAGATTAGCAAGGTTCTATCGTGATTACAATTTAGTCTGCCCATTCCAAATGTCCTTCAAGACTGGTATGCAAGGAATGAGCCTTGAGCCCGGAGATGTAGTAACTGTTTCTTATCATGGCGTATTTACAGGTATGCCAATTCGTATCGCTGAAATAAAAGAAACAAATGCTGGCACTTATGAAATAAGCGGCAGACAATACAACGATACGCTTTACGGGGACGCTCTCGGTGGTGGCGTACATTACTACAACTATAGTGGTGATAAAGGGCTGAGTGGAGCTTCTGATGCAGATGGTATACGCCCTAACTCACCACGCAATGTAAGAGCCAAGATTCAATATAGACGATATGAAGATGGACATGTTGGCTATGATATTATTGTAACCTACACTTTACCTTCTGGTGCAGATATTGAAACAGGTCTTGTCTACTACAAAATAAATCACGCCGCTGGTGAAGATATAATTTTCAAAGAGGGAATACCTGCTGACCAAGCTGGATATGACTTGCCGTGGAGTTATGCGGGCGATTCTCCAACCACTTGTATAATTGGTGGAGCAAAGCTAGGCGATACTTATAAAATAAAAGTTATTACTCGCAGTAGGGGCGGTTTGCTGTCTAAGGAAAGTGACGTAATAACAGTAAAAGTGCTGCCCAAGAGTACCGTACCAGCTACGCCACAAAATCTGAAATATGATTTCACAAGTTCGTTTTACTTTTCATGGGAAGACGTTGCAGATAGTGATGCTCAATACTATGAATTGCGACTTGATAAAAATGTGGGCAACCCATTCAATATGCTTGCTCAATCGCAGGGGTACAATGCAACCGTCAAGGAACTAACAAAGCGAAAAGATACTGTGTATTTGTTTGCAATAAATAATCAAGGCAAGGCAAGTTTCCCGGCTGTAGTTACCTACAATGTTCCTAAACCTGATGCTCCCGAACCTATTACCTTCCAAGAAGTACCTATAGGCGTAAAGATTATTGCACCTTATTTCCCTTACAACTGCCACAGGATGCTCTTGCGTATAGAGGGAAACACCCATAGCATTACAACCAATACGTATACATATCAAGGTAATGCCGGTATTTTCGATGTGTCTGCTTGCTATGTTGACCTCTTTGGTGAGGGGGCATGGTCTATTGAATACCAAATGACCGTCAACCCAGTATTCAAACCAGAGTGGATAGCGGACGAAAGCATTTCTCTTGAAAAAATGGACAGCGTTATAAAAGATGCTGTGAAAGATGCTCAAGACTCTGTTCCTCGTTTGAATGGCATAGCTACTGACATTTTAAATATCCAAGGCGATATTACTGAATTAGTTAAAGCCGATGGAGAAATCAGAACTACTATCACAGAAACCAACCAAGAGACTAATGAGAGGTTTGCTTCACAATTAAAACAAACCGCCGATTCTATTACAGCCACAGTTGCTAAAAATAAGACAGACCAAGATGGTGTCAATAGCAGCTTTGCTTCACAATTAAAACAAACCGCCGATTCTATTACA